GTTCTGCACATTAAAGAATGTTGGAGTAGCCTCTGTAACAAACACTATTCAGCCAGCAACTACTTCCATACCTAAGAACAAGCCGAAGAGGCTGCAAAGCGTGTAAAGGAAACATTACGAAACTACCACGAAGAAATAAAAGAATGAACATAACAGACCTTAAAATTGGCGACCGTGTGCAGGAAAAACACACACGGTTTCCAATGACCGTTGTAGGCTTATATTCCACGCTCGACGACCTTAAATCAGGCATGGTGGACCTCGATTTCGAGGGCAACGAGGGCGATGTGTGGATACACAAACCCGAAGAACTGGAGAGAGCAGATAGCCAGTCTACAGATTGGGATAAAGTAAGAATTAACGCTGCCATTGCCAATATGCAAACACTGATGGCACAGTCGTGGCAAATGGAAGCAGACGAAGTGGCAAAGGTAGCCGTTGAGTATGCCGATGCGCTAATTAAAGAATTGAAAGAAAATGAATAGAACAAGACTTAACTTTTGGTTGTGGACATTCATAACCATTATGTGGGAAGTTACCCTAATGGGTGCAATATCGCACCACCATTATAAAGACGTTTATCTTCCTTTTATAGGAATGATAATCAGCCTGATACCCACGATTATTAACTTTTTAGCATTAGAAAGGAAGAGATGAAGTTTAAACAAGCAATCGCCTTTGATGGGCGAAACCTTAACGATATTTTTCGCCTACCGTGTGTTGAAAGCATAGACAAAGGCGAAAATGGAAAGCCATACATTAAGCTGTATCGTAGCTGTACGGAGGGCAGACTGATAGCCACCGTAGGCACCGTGTTAGTGCAATTCGGCAACGACACATGGCAGGTGTTTGGCAAAGAAGCGTGGGAAAGAGCCACCAAAGAATAGGCACTCAACCGTATATCCATAGATCTACGCTCGTATATCCCTAGATGTACAAGCGTAGATCCATAGATGTAAAAACACAGAACAATATGACAATAGAACAATACACTTATTTAGTAGCCAAATATGGCGAGGAAACTGTCTACCGCTTCTTTAAACGGTCGGTGGACGCATTAAAGAGGAAGTATAATGAACATATTTAAACCGCAAACCCCATTCACAGGAATAAAGCAAACCGATTTGGCGCAAGCGTGGCAGCAGAACCGTGAAACGCTAAACCACATCTCTGCCTTATTCCACGTAATAATAGGCGGAGCAAACAGCGTGGCGCAAACTGTTATGCTCGACACTATAAACTTGCTTTCCAAAACAAACCAATACAAAGGAAAGGCAAGGCACAACGCACGTTTGGCAGTGAAGAGATATAACAATTTCGACCGCCAAAATATGGACGATATGAGAAATAGTCAGCTGGACAAACGTCAGTTCTATATGGACTACCTTGACGATTTGGAAGAACGGCTGAAACCCGATGTTTTCCGTTTCAGACTTGCCATTAAGCAAGTGTTGGACAAAAGAAATATTAATGGTAGCGAACTGAAATCGCACATTTTATGTACCTACGAAATGCTGCACTACTGTGTAACGCTGTTCGATAGATTCATAAAAGAATTGCCGTCCGTTCCGCCCATAAACTTCAAAGAAACATACAGAACCGCCCGATTAGACGGAGTGTTTACTGCGTGGGACAATCTTACGGACGTGCTTTGTAAAGACTGTGCCAACATCAGATTAGACGACGACCCCAACTGTCGCCTTGCCCTGAACATTATAGAAACAAAAATAGTATCGGAGCAAAGCATAAACCAAAGTGGCAAAGAGGCTCTAAGCCTAAACCCCACCATACAGTTGGAAGCCGACCGTGCCGAAATGAACCATAACCGCAAAGCCGTTCCAACCATTGCAATTCACAGAGGCACAAATGGAATATCTAAAAAGCAGCTACTCAACCACACGAAACATAGACCTTGCCAAAACGTTAGGCATCAGCCTATCGAAACTTAACAAACTCGCAAAAGAACTCAATTTAACTAAGCAGAACTAAAATAGTCCAAAAATAGTCCAATTCTTGGACAGATATTGGACAGAAATTATACTCTTTTCAATTCATAATTATGTAGTAAGCCCCACCGTCCGTGATGGATAGTGGGGCTTTTTGTATTTATATTATTACGGCTATTTCCTTACTCTGTCTAATATCTTTCGCACCACATTTCGCACGCTTGGCACTCGCTTGTAAAGGTAGTATAAAGCTATCGCAATAGCAAATAGAATGCTTACACCTACTATTAGCTGCCAAAAGTCGAAAGGCTTCGATACCGCTATCTGCTCTACGTGCCTTTGCTTCTGCTTGTGCTGCTCGGTGGCGTGTACTTTCGTTCTTACTACTTTCTTTGCTGTGCTATCTTTCTGCACAGATACGCCTTTCTTTTCGTTCTTACGGCTTATCTTTGTTTCCTTAATGCTCTTTAAGCCGTGATGTATTACAACGCTGCCATCGCCTTTGTATTCTACCATTGGCGAATTATTGTCGTGAGCAAAACAGTCCGCCTTGCCGTAATAGGGCGTGTCGAATATGTACTCTCTTACAAGCGTTGTGTATTCGTCTATACGTGATGTGTCCACGAGTGAGTACTTCACGCTTGCCTGTTCCTTTACCGTTTGTGTGCTGTCATACGTGCGCTTTACACTCTCTACCTGCACGGCTTTCTTCGTTTTGCAACTGCAAAGTGTAATTAGGGTGCATATCAGCACGCCCCATATTGCGCCTATTAGTCTATTCATATCTATACCTTTAAATTAAAACATTGCCTACGTTGGCTACCATCAGGCTTCTTGTAACCCACGTGTACCCAACGTGTGTAGCTATTTTTTTCAATTATGATTTGGTCGTACAGATAGCCACGCTTGCTAAAACTATACGCCATAAAACGCTCAAACACGTCCTGCTTTCCATTGGCAGGAACAATGTCGGCTGCATAGCCCACGACGTGCGCACTGTTCTTTACACCGCCCACAGCTTTATTTAATTCAGGACTTCTATACCCACTCGACACTATCAAAGACGGTGTACCCAAATTGTACTGCTCGCAATACTTTGCCCATTCGGCACGTATCGCCTCCAGTAGTGTTATAGTCTCCGTCAGATGCACCCTAACCACTGCTGGAGGTGTGTTATCTATTCCTTTCTCTTGTGCCACCTTTGAGGCGCACAACTCTCCTATTGTAAAGTTTGCCATTTTATATCATTAATATTAACATTACCACACCACCCATTACGCCTGCGAGTGCGTCCGTTAAGTCGAAGTTCTCTTTGCGCACGAAGTGGTCAATACATTCTTTTGTTACCATTACTATTGTTACAAATATCAATGCTACCAATGCAGCTAATGCTCCAACGCATAAGCGCACAATGGCTGCCAATATCATACCCACAATGAAATGTAGATACTTGTCGCTACCAATGTCTGCTAAGCGTTCAAATAGTTTGTATATCCTTTCTAACATATTCCTTTTTATTTATTCTTCTTCCGCTAATTTTCTCAACATTATATCAATAGTACATTCTGTATTCTCCGCAGCCAAATCAACAGTAGTGCTTTGCATCTTTGGAGTTGTATACTGTATTAATCTTTCTGCTATTGTAATTCTGTCTTTTGGTTCTAATGAAAGAAAATCTTGCGTAAAAAGACCACTGCTATTATAATCCGCTAATACACCCTCAATAGCTTTTCTATTAAGAGCAGTAAGCTTATTAGGCGTTCCTTTCACACGCCCACCTGTCTTTTTTCGTTTTCCTTTTTCTTTTTCTGTTTCCTTTTTTATTGTTTTCATATTCTTTGCGTGTTAATACTTAAAAACCAAAAGCAAAGGTATTGTTTTAATTTTGACGCATTATTATAAGTATTAATTCCACAAAACAAAGCAATATGTTAGGAACAGCAATAGGAGCAGGTCTCAAAATAGCAGGCAGTATCTTTGGAGGTATCAAAGCCTCAAAAGCTATGCGCAAATACAAAGCGCAAATCAATCAGCAAAAACAAGAAAATAAAAGTTGGTACGATAGACGCTACAACGAAGATGCAACGCAGCGAGCCGAAGCACAAGCCGTACTTTCTAATTTGCGTGAACACCTTAAACGCAATAGCGAGAATACAGCAGGTACACAAGCCGTCATTGGAGGTACAGAGGAAAGTGTTGCAGCGCAAAAAGCAGCCGATGCAAACGCAATGAGTAACGCAGTCAGCAACATTAACGCAATGGGCGAAGCTCGTAAAGATGCCATCGAACAGCAGTACCAGCAACGAGAAGACAACCTGAATGCACAACTTGGAAACTTAGAAGTTAATCGTGCACAGAACATAGCCAATGCCGTTAAGGGAGTTAGCCGTGCAGCATCAGACATTGCAGCTTATATGGACGGCACAGAAAAGCCCATTAAACCAAAACAAGAAGAACAAGAGGAAAATCCTTATGTTTAAATAGGTTAGATAGTTATATGAGTTCTTTAGCAGATATAATGAATACAAGTGGTACAAGAAATCGTAGGCGAGGAAGTGGGGCAACAACGCCTACTCAACAACCTACGCAAACACCACAGCCACAACAAACAGGCACAACGCCCACAGTGCAGCCAGCACAAGGCGAAGTAAGTGCGCAACAGCCAGCAGCACAACCAGCAACAGCTCCGCCTCAACCGATGCCAGGCGAAGTACAGCCCATAGAGAAAATACCACAGCCAGCACCCATCAGTAGCTGGTTGCCAAAGGACGTTCCACCAACAGCAGAAGAGAATAACTCTGAACAAGAAAACAATCCTTATCAAAGAATGTCTTTGGAACAAATAGCACGCACGCTTTACGAAAGTGGCAAACCGTCTCCCGAAGAAGAAGAACGGCAGCGCAAGCGTGAACGCAGCAGGGCAATACTATCGGCTATTGGTGATGGTGTTTCGGCACTCTCAAATTTGTATCATACAAGCAAGTACGCTCCCGATATGAGTACTCCCGATAGTTCGTTGAGTGGCAAGGCAAAGGAACGTTACGACAGATTTGTGCAAGTGCGTAAAGAAAACGAGGCTCGCTATAACAACGCTATCTTGCGTGCACGGCAAGGCGATTATGAAATGAATATGAAAGAACGTGAGATTGCACGCAAGGAAGCAGCTGACGCAGCAAAGGACGCACGAGAGGCAAAACGTTACGAAGAGCAGGCAAAAGCAAAGTTGGAAGAGATAGGAATCAGAAGAGCGCAGGCACAGACAGCAGCTGACAAAGCAGCAGCTGATGCAGCATATAAAAAGGCTCAACAGGAATTCAATCAAAAGAAATTTGAAGCAGATACAGCATTGAAGAAAGAGCAGCTTGCAAACCAGCGTGCGACACTTGCCGAAACAGCACGCCACAACAGAGCGTCAGAGGGGTTAAGCAGAGAAAGAAACAATATCTCACGCTCAAAAGGCAGAGGGAAAAACAGCGGAGGTGTAGATGCATCGGATATGTATTATATCAGCGGCAGGAATTTCACCATCGGACGGAAGAAACAACTTTCAAAGATGGAACAAGATGCCATTTATCAATACGCTATAAACAGGGGTTGGGTAGACAAGAAAAATCAGAATGCCGTCAATTCAGGCTCACTAAAAAAAGGCGACATCATTGCTAAACTCGCCAACTATACACCACAAGCAAAGCAGTATCTTATTGACAACTACGGCTATACAGAAATCAATAATGGCAAGTCATTAGGATTAAAGCACAACAAAGGGAAAAAGATATTAGGATTAAAATAAAAAAATAACATACGTATGCCAGATATAAAGAACAACATAAAGGTTATTTACAACGCATTATCCAAAGAGGGTTATAACGATTTAGGGTCAGAACAAGAGTTTGCTGAAAGTATGGCAGACGAGAACAATCGAAAACTTGTTTATAACACACTCAAAGGAAAAGAGTTTGCAGATGTAAAAGACTACGACAGCTTTTCTAATATGGTTTATCAGCAGCCACGAGCAGGGCAGCAGCAAGAGGAAGAAATGAAACCTGTAGAGCCTGCAAAGATAGACCCACGTTTTGTTGCTCCAAATGTAGGCAAGCCTACCGATGCACAGCCAATTATGAAATCTGTGCAACAAGATACTGGTTTTTCTGCACCACAAGACTACAATTCGCAAAATGCTTTCTTATCTAATGTTGATAAGGATTATAATGTTGCAAGTCATATCCCCGATGCACAGCAGCCTATTAAAATGTATGGTGCTGATAGCAATCTTGGAGAAGTCATAGATAACCTTTATACGGTCTACGATGAAGCATACAAGAAAGATAATCCTAAAAAAATTGCCGAAGCTGCAAATATGGCTCGTTCTATGGGTCTTGATAACGAACAGGCAGAAAAAGCACTGACTTTAGTACACGGTCTTTATTCACAAAATGTTGCTAACAACATAGCGGACTATATGTATAGCCGTATGAATAACGGAGACCCACTCTATGCACTGAAAGAGGTTTATTACAATAAAGACTTTCAAAAGAAACTCAAAGATACAACTACCCGATTAGGACTTGATAATACACAAGGCTTTGTAGAGTATTACCTAAAGCCAGCATTGCAGCGTAAACTCGAAAACGAACGTGGATTTACTGATACCGTAAACTTTGGAGTGCAAAGCGGAAGTGATGATGTTGCAAAGAATACAGAGGTCTTTGAGAAACGCAAGGCAGAAGAAGACCTTTTGCAAAAGCAGGTTGATGCAATGAATGCAGAGGGTAAGCGCATCGAAGAAAAGGGGCAACAAATGTACGACCCTAACTATAAAAACCGTCCGTGGTGGGCAGACCTTATTCCTGTAGAGGGTGGCGGACGCAGCGCATACGATGAAGCGGAGGGCATAAAGCGCAACCCCGAAGCCGAAGAACTTATGCGCACAGGACAAGCTATGCAGCGTATGTCAGACGATGCACAAGCAGCCATCAGTGAGGATAACATTCTTCGTACAAGGAAGACGGACGGTCTCACCAATCAAATTAAGAATGCATTTGGGCGGATTTTACGTGGCGGAGCAAAAACCGCAACCGATATTCGCACGTGGGACTTCGGTTTTACCGACCTTAAGGACGCTACAGTCATAAAGGCAGCAGCTGACGCCTACGCAAGCAACCGTGCAACGGCAGCACAGAAAGCACTGTTAAATGCCGTAGCACTCAAAAATGCCGTAATGGGCAAGCACGGAGATGCATTGGGCGGACTGTATGGAGCAGCAGGCACAACTATACAGATGGCTCCTTATATGATGCAGTTTGCAGCTAGTCCTGTAAAAGGTGTAGGCGTAGGGTTTCAGAAGTATTGCAGAACACAACTCGAAAAAGCGTTTGGCAAATACGCCACAGAAGCCGTAGGCAAGTTTGTTATTAAGTCAGGAGAACTCGCAGGACGTTTTGTTGGAGACGTGGCGCAAGGTGCTGCAATGACCACCATCTTCAATATGCCTGCCGTTGCAGCCGATACACATAAACGTATGACTGGTGATTTGGAAGCTACCACCGATAGCAAAGGAAACATCGTCTACAGCGGCAAGCGTACAAATGTAAAGAGTGGTGGTAGAGCTTTTGCAGAAGCATTCACGGCACAGACCATTGAAAACCAAAGCGAATTGTTTGGCGAATACCTCAAACCTTTGGCAAACTTTACGCAAAAGGGTGCGGCAAAGGCTATGGATAAGTGGGGCTTGAGTAAGACGAAAGATTTCCTTACAGGTATTAACAACAAGCAAATTATGAAAAGCTTTAACCGCTTCACAAAGAACACAGAGTGGAACGGTTTATTTGGTGAGGTTGGAGAAGAAATTGTTGGTAACTTTGAAAACGCATTCACTGTAGGCGATTTAAACCTTAATCTTGACATTAACGATGACAACAGCGTTTTCAGCAAGAAAGTAAACACCGATATTATTTTAGGTGTAGGCTTAGGTTGTGGTATCATCAGTGGAGCACGTGTGGGCAGCTACATTCGCAACAACCGCAAACTAAATACCGCTATCAACGACGCAGATACACACGCAGATGTTATCTTTGGCACTGACCGTTGGCAACAGATAAAGAGCGAGATAGACAACGCTCCCGATGACAAGGCAGGAAATTTACTGCAATCTTACATAAACAACTCAAAACTCAACAACGAACAAAAACAAACCATCGTAGACTATACCGTTAATACGTATATTAAACGTGGTAATGATATTTCGCATCTCAAAAATGCCATTGAGGATAACATCTCTTCTGAACAGCAGGAAGTACAGTCTGCCTATGAAAACGGACAGAACGCACGTGATGCGCAAATGAACGAAGTCAAAACCTCGCTTGACGAAGCAGAAAAGCACGCAGCAGAACTTTTAGGCGAAGACGAGTTAAACGCATTGGACGGTGTCGAAGATGTAGACGCATTCAAAGAAAGCAACGCTTACAAGTCCTATTCAGAAGAACAGAGAGAAACAGCACTTAAATATATCATTGCACGCACCGCATACAATGGTATGATTAATCGTGTACAGGACGAAATAAAAGCAGCTGTTAATAAAGCCAATGCAGAAATAGACAATCTCACCCACAAGGATAGCGGCACTATCATTCGTGCAACTCTCAAAAATGGAGACCAGGAAGTATATGTTGTTTCAGGAAACGTGGTAACGTCTCCCGATGGAAAGAGCATAGACACCGAAAAATCCGACAACGATATTGTCGTTTACAATACGGAGAGTGGGAAAAAGGAAATGCTCAACATAAAAGACCTACAAAGTGTAGATACTCCTATTGATGCAGCTACCTACAAGGCTAACAATGCAGCAGAAACAACGCAACAAATAGCAGAAGCAGAAGCCGCAAAAATAGACGGCACCCGCAGTTTCCACTACAACGACACTGTAAAGGTGCAAGACAAAGAGGGCAACCTTATAGACGGCAGTGTACAAGATGTTACACCCGATGGCATTATTGTTGTTTCAGACGCATATCCTGGTGGCAAGACCTACACTGCTGCCGAACTGACTGCTATGCAGCCACAACCGCAAACTGTTGCAGAAAACGCAACAGTTGAACAGCAGGCAGAGGAAGCTGTTGCTGATAACGAAAGTAACGAAGCACCAGCAGAAGAGAAAGGCGAGGCGAACTCTCCACAAAGTGAAGCAACACCACAAGAAGAGACAGCAGAGCCACAACAACAAGCAGTAGAGCCGCAGCAGCAAGCAATACCTACCGATGATAAAGGAAGCTTATTGTATCACGAAGTTCCTGTAGAACGCACAATAGAAGATTTGTACGACGGTTCATTAGACGATACAGAGATTACCGACTTTATTTCTGCAAATATCGAAGCAGCGCAAAAGGAATACAACAGCGTTGTAAAGAAAGCTCCGAAGATTGGTACAGACAAAGCAAGATATCTGCAGGAGAAGAAAGCCTATCAAGAAGAAGTTGATAAAGCGAAAGCAAAGGTAGACTACTGGCAAGCTGTAGAAAACGAACGCCAACGCATTACCCACACCTCCCCCGAAGAACTTAAAAACGCAGAAGACGAATTAAGCGGAGAAGCAGCACGAAAAGATTACAGAGGAATTACGGCAGGAGACGAAGAAAATCCTACGTCCGTAGAAGACCTCGTGAGAGACTTCTTACGAGGCGCAAAAATAACTCCCGAAGATTTCAGAAAAGAAACAGGGCTATCCATAAGCGAACAGAAAAAGTTCGTTGGTATGATTTCAAAACAAGGAAAGACTATTGCAAGGCTCGGAGAAGAACTTGCAGACTACGATGCAATGAATCTAGGTGGTAGATTCTTTGATGGAGATAGCAACGCAGCACGTGGAGCAATTATAGACGCACTTTTAAGTTCGAGAACACGTGGCGACTTCAAAGAACAAGACGCAACGGCAGAAGAAGAACGCTATATAGAAGCTGTAGAACAGCAAAGAGAGCAGTGGTATTACGAAAACTACCATATGACATACGAAGAATATCTGCAATACAGAGAAATCGTATTGCCCGAATTGTTGAGAAAATACGCTAACTTTGCACCCGATATATTATATCCACAATTTGTAGCATCATTCGAAGATGCATACGTAGCAGAACATTCACAAACAAACAATACAGAAAACAATGAGCAACAAAGAAATGACACCACAGCAGAAGAGCCAACAACTACTCCAGGCGATACAGTTTTGCAAACAGAAGAAACTAATAACAGCAGAGGAGATAGCCAAAGCGAAGAGCAACCAACAGAAGTTCCAACTGGCGTGCGAAGCAGTAATGAGAATGGAACTCTACCTCAAAGCACACCCACAGAAGTAGACAAAGAGCCATTATCAGAAGAAGCAGCACAGAGTTTAATAACTTCAATGGAGGAAAACGCCATTGAAGACCCCGAAATCAGACTAACGCCCCAAACGTGGTTAGAAACTTTTGGTATTAACAATTCTATCGATACTCCCATTGGTAAAGTACGAATGGGAGAAAATCAATACGCAAAATTACAAGATAAGAAACGCACATCCGAGTTTGGCATGATTTCACTTACTTTGTCAGACCCCGATGTAATTTTTGTGGAGCCAAGCAAAGCTAAAGGAGAAGATGTAGCAGAACGCAATTTCTCTTATGTTTTTGCCAAGACGTTTAAACGTAATGGTAATAAAGTAAAATATTATACGTCTGTTACAGTTTCTATTGACGGATTGGAAATATCTGTAAGCAGCCATTTCGTAAATCCCAATAAAATGCTCAATAAGCTAATGGAGTTTAATCGTGAATATACAAAAGAAACATTATTCTCCAACAGCTCTGAAATGCGCTTAGCTGAACATCAAAGTGATGTGCCGGACCTCCTTCCTACGCAAGAGAATAATGTTTCTTCTGACAGCAAAGTTACACAATCTTCTCAAACAAAGCAAGAAAAGGAGAACAAATTTTCGCCCACACCACGCAAAGACGGTGAGAGCATAACAGACTATGCCGAAAGAGTAGCAGAAGAACACAAGGCACAACGTACACGCAAAGAAGAGGAAGCAAAGGTTGATACCAACCCCACCGATGCACAAAAGGAAGCTGGCAACTACAAAAAAGGACACATCAAAGTAGACGGACTTAATATTACCATCGAACAGCCAAAGGGTAGTATTCGTCGTGGCACTGATGCAAACGGCAAGCAGTGGGAAAGCGAAATGCACAATACCTACGGCTACATTCGTGGCACTGAAAGTGTAGACGGAGACCATATAGATATATTCCTTTCTGACAACCCTACAGAAGGAAATGTGTTTGTTGTAGACCAAATAAACAAAGATGGTTCATTCGACGAACACAAGGTTATGTATGGTTTCTCCGATATGGAAAGCGCAAGGCAAGCCTACCTTTCAAACTACGAGGAGGGCTGGCAAGGCTTAGGCAATATCACCGAAGTAAGCAAAGAAGATTTTAAAGCGTGGATTGACAGCAGCAAACGAAAAACAAAACCTTTCGCAGAATACACGTCTGTAAAAACACAAGGCGATGTGCAGACTAAAAAGCCAACAGAAGAGAACGCTGCACCAGCCAACACACAAACAGAAGAAAACAATGCGCATAATTCAGAGGATATTATGCACGAACAAAAGAATGTACAACTGCAGCAAGCTATCAACGCCTACGAAAACGCAACTAAATTCTACTATCAGCAACTAAAGGAAGGGAAACTCGACAAAGTATTCGAGAGTAAACAATGGAAAGATGTACTCCGCAAACAAACAGAACTGCAAAAAGTACTATTGCAGCTCAACTCCGAAGAACTGAAAGAACTACTCAAACAAACAAGTAACGAAGACACCAAAAAGGAAATCAAAGGGGCATTAGACGCAGTACTTAGACAAGAACAACGGTCTATAGAATATAACGCAGTCTTAGACAAGCAAGAACCCATAACGCCTATATACAA